TCTTAGAGGAAAGCATACGCAAGACAGCGTTGTCGATTATGTCGCTAGCGGCTAACAAGCAGCTACACCTGCCCACGACTGTAAGCACCGAAGAGGAACGCAGAGAAGCCTTTGACGCTACGTTAGCTGACGAGCGTCTGTATCTGTTAGACCACTTCGGCAGTACGGACGTGGACAACATTGTAGGTCGTGTGCGTTACATGGCTAAGGCGCTAGACTGCCGCTACGTCTTTCTAGACCACGTTTCAATTGTTGTGTCGGCACAGTCCAACCTTGACGAGCGGAAGGCGTTAGACGAGATAATGACTAAGCTGCGAATGCTTGTGCAGGAGACAGGCATAGCGTTGTTTGTCGTTAGTCATCTGCGCCGCCCTGACAACAAAGGACACGAGGAAGGCGCTGCTACGTCTTTGTCACAGCTGCGCGGTAGTGCGTCAATAGCACAGCTTAGCGACATCGTATTAGGGCTTGAGCGTGACGGACAGGCTGACGACATTATCGTTAGAAACACAACGGCTGTGCGTGTACTGAAGAATCGCTTTAGCGGCGAGACTGGACGCTGTGCAGACCTTTACTTTGATAGCACCACTGGACGAATGGTGGAAAGCACATTGGAGGAAGCCTTATGAGATGCTTAGCTTGCGATGCAATACTGACGGACTACGAAGCAACACTGCGTGACGCCACTAGCGGCGACTACGTGAACGAGTGCATAGAGTGCATACAAGGCAGCACAGGCAATCTTGCGCTGCAGGAACGCTTAGACCTAAAGACTGTGCATGACTTAGGCTTAGGTATTTTAGACTTTGATACGGATTAGTAATGCTAACAATCGACATTGAAACAGACATGAAACACTCAGTGATATGGTGCGCCTGTGCCGAAGATGTCGAAACAGGTGCTGTCACTGTACACACTGAAGCGAAGACGCTGCAGGCTCTTGTGAACGAACACGACGGCATAGTGACGTACAACGGACTAGGCTTTGACGTGCCAGTGATGCAGAGGCTGTGGGACATGGACTTCACAGGTAAGAAGCACGTAGACGCTATGGTGCTTTCTCGCCTCTACAACCCTGCACAGGCAGGAGGACATAGTCTACGTAGTTGGGGCGACCGCTTAGCGTATCCCAAAGATGACTTTACAGACTATGACGGCGGCTTGTGTGAAGAGATGATTACCTACTGCAAGCGAGACGCACAGCTGACTACGAAGGTTTATAAGAAGCTGCTACAGGCTATGGAGAAGGATAAGTTTACACAGGACGTGATAGACCTTGAGCATCGCGTTACAGCAGAGCTAGAGCTGCAACGACAGAACGGCTTTAAGATAGACCTGCCCAAGGCTAACGAGCTGTACAGCCGACTGTCGCATCGTATGCGCGAGATTGAAGGACTGCTACAGACTGAGTTTCCTCCTATCGTTACAGAGCGTTACTCAGAGAAGACAGGAAAGCGCCTCAAAGACAACGTAGAAGTCTTTAACGTTGGCAGCAGGCTGCAGATAGCCAAGCGTCTACAGAGCATTGGCATACGCTTTACAGACAAGACCGAAGGCGGTAGCTACAAGATAGACGAAAACGTGCTAGAGGGCATAGATAACCCGTCAGCACAGCTTGTTGCTGAATACTTACTGGTACAGAAAAGGGCTAGTCAGGTTAGTTCGTGGCTAGAGGCTGTAGAGGCAGACGGCAGAGTGCATGGTCGTGTCTTTAGCAGCGGTGCAGCGACAGGCAGGATGACGCATATATCGCCCAACATGGCTCAAGTGCCTGCAACACGCAAAGTGCTAGACAGCATGACGCCAGTGCAGAAGCTGAAGGCTACACTAGGCGGTGAATGTCGTGCGTGTTGGACAGTGGACGAAGGCAACAAGCTAGTCGGCATAGACGCCTCAGGCTTAGAGCTACGTATGCTAGCGCATTACATGAAGGACGAAGACTATGTGCAGACAATCTTGGAAGGTGACATACACAGTGCCAACCAAGCTGCAGCAGGACTCGAAACACGTGACCAAGCAAAGACGTTTATTTATGCGTTCTTGTACGGCGCGGGTGATGAGAAGATAGGCAGCATCGCAGGCAAAGGTGCTGCCCACGGTAAGAAGCTAAAGAAAGACTTTCTCGACAACATACCTTCACTGAAGGTGTTGAAGACGACGGTAGAGAATTTAGCTGACAAGAACGGTAGCCTTCCAAGTCTGGACGGACGCCGTATTCGCATACGCAAGGCATACAGTGCGTTAAACTTCCTGTTACAGGGCGGTGGCGCTGCACTGATGAAGAAGGCGTTATTGAACGGTGTTGACAGTCTTAGAGAAGTGGGAATACCCTTTAAGATTGTTGCTAACGTGCATGACGAGCTTCAAGTAGAGACACCAGAGGCTTATGCCAAGGCTGTAGGACTACACTTTCGTAATGCGATACGCAAGGCGGGTGATGACTTTGGACTACGCTGTCCTATGGACGGTGAATTCCAGATTGGCAACAATTGGTCAGAAACCCATTGATTTTTTAAACCATTCATGCTAGACTATATAGACTTTATAAGGAGTGACACTATGTCAAACACAAACGCTAAACCATTACCAATCAAAGCAACTCTCTACTGGGCTAACCTTAGCACTAAGAATGCTATGTCGAATAAGTATCAGTTCGATATGGGCAATCTCTCTAGCGGCGCTGTTGCTGCCTTAGAAGAGCGAGGAATGAAGCCACGTAACAAAGGTGACGAGAAGGGCGACTTTATTACAGTGAAGTCTAACAACCCTATTCGTGCCTACAACACCAGTGGTGACGAGATTGGCTGCTTAGTTGGCAACGGCTCAGAAGCTACAGCAGTAATTGGTCACTACGACTGGAAATCACCTGCAGGTCAGCAGGGACGCTCGCCAAGCTGTCTCAAGCTAGTCATTACAGACTTGAATGAGTACGTAGAAGAAGGCGGCGGCGTCGACTTTGATCTAGAAGCGGCTCTATAATGCTTCTGATTGATGGCGACATATACTGCTATCGAGTGGCTTGCGCGTGCGAGACTGACGCGCAAGAACACTTTAGCACTGCACTATCACAGGCTAGACGCGCCTTAGACTCGCTAATCGCTGACACCTTAGTTGTCTATCCAGACCACAACTACGTTTTCTACCTGACTGGTAAAGGCAACTTCCGCAATGAAGTAGCTGTGACAGCGCCTTACAAAGGCAACAGGAAGACAAAAGACAGACCACTATTGCTTTCTGTCTTGCGTGACCACGCTGTAGACGTGTGGGACGCTGTAGTTGTTGAAGGCGAAGAGGCTGACGACGCGATAGCTACAGCTGCTTCTACTGCTTATCTAAACGATCATCCTATCATGGTTAGCATTGACAAAGACTTTGACCAAGTCGAAGGACTGCATTACAACTTCGTCAAGCGAGAAGAATACTTTGTTAGCACTGACCAAGGCATGAAGAGTTTCTATAAGCAGATACTGACAGGCGACACTATCGACAACATCATTGGTGTTGACGGTATTGGCGCAGGCGGTGCAGAGGACTTGATAGGCAACTGCCGTAAAGAAACGGATATGTGGGACATCTGTGAAGACCAACTAGGCTACGACAGGGCGTTAGAGAACGCTAGGCTATTATGGCTACGTCGTAGGGCAGGTCAGATGTGGATGCCTCCACGCGAAAGGTCTGAGGAGGGCAGGTTCTATGGGCAAGCAACTCGTTCCACGCACTAGAGCAGGCAACACTTGGACTGAAGCACGCTACTGGCAGTTTATCCGCTCTGCGCTGCGTCAAGCCTACTCACGTTACCCTGTGAAGTTCCAAGTTAAGAAGGATGCAGAGCGAACAGTGACGGGCTGTAGACACAAGTACGAGTATCAGTGTGCTGAGTGTTCTGAATGGTTTACTAACAAAGAAATACAGGTAGACCATATAGAGCCTGCAGGCAAGCTAAGCAACTACAAAGACCTAGCAGGGTTCGTTAAGCGTCTCTTCTGTGAGGCTGACGGAATGCAGGTGTTGTGCTTAGAGTGTCATCAAAGCAAGACTAACGCAGAACGCAAAGCGAGGAAGAAGACATGAGACACTTCGTTATACCTGATACACAGGTCAAGCCAGACTCTAACACAGAGCATTTAACGTGGGCAGGGAAGTACGCTGTGTCGTTAAAGCCTGATGTTATAATTCACTTAGGTGACCACTGGGACTTCCCTAGCCTATCGAGCTACGACAAAGGCAAGAAGTCCTTTGAAGGCAGACGCTACCAAGCTGATGTCGAAAGTGGTAAGAAGGCTATGGAGGCTTTCTTAGCGCCTATCAGGGAAGAACAGGCACGTCAGAGGGCTAACAAGCACAAGCTGTGGAAGCCTAAGTTAGTGTTCCTACTGGGCAACCACGAGAATCGTATAACACGTGCTGTTAACGACTCGCCAGAGCTAGAAGGTCTGATGTCCTTTGAAGACTTAGGACTGAAGAAGATGGGTTGGGAAGTAGTGCCATTCTTAGAAGTTAAGATGATTAACGGCATTGCCTACAGCCACTACTTTACTAGCGGTGTCATGGGACGCCCTGTGTCGTCTGCTAAGCTAATGTTGACTAAGAAGATGGTAAGCTGTGTGATGGGACACGTACAGGACAGAGACATCGCCTACGCTCGTAGAGCCGACGGTGTGTCAGTGACTGGACTGTTTGCAGGCATATTCTACCAAGAAGACCAAGACTATCTATCGCCACAGACTAATCAGTCATGGCGTGGCATCTGGATATTCAACGAAGTCAACGAAGGCAGCTTTGACGAACTGCCTATTAGTATGTCTTATCTGCGTAAGAAGTACGGAGGTGCTGCAGAATGAGCATGACATTCACTGAGGTTAAGTATCAGCTTAGTATGCTCGACGAAGTCTTGGTGCTAGAGATACTAGAGATAAACTCTACAGAGCTTGTAGAACGCTTTGAGGAGAAAATAGAAGATAAACTAGAGCAGATCATAGAAGGTCTGGGAGGAGATACAGATGAGCTTTCTTGACAATTCACCTGCTGAGGAGTGGGATGCTATAAACAAGAAACGTAGAGCGCAGGTTAGACGGGTTAAAGAAGAACTAAACGCCGAAAAGAAAGCCTCACAGCCTGATAAAGACGCTATCAACCCTAATCACTACAAGGGTAATGGTATTGAGTGTATTGAGTACATAAAAGAACGTCTTAACAGTGAAGCGTTCTTCGGCTACCTAAACGGTAACGTCATCAAGTACACACATCGTTGGCAAGACAAGAACGGCGTAGAAGACCTACGCAAAGCACGTTGGTACTTGGACAGGCTGATAGAGGAGCAATGCAATGGTAAAGATTAACAAGTTAATAGACCTGTGTACGCAGTGGAGCAGTGACCGAGGCATCTTTGTTAACGGCACAGTGCAGACAC